TTTTAATTCTAGTCACTGGTGCATCGTGTTTGATGAGATAGCGCCTTTGAATCCCCAGTTTATGAAGGAGCCTGACCAGACCACCAAGGACGTGTTGGGGGTGTGTAATTCTATGCCTTACAATCCTAACCAAGCTAGCTTGGATGATAAGGGGAAAACCCCCTGTTTAGCAAAGTTGGTACTTGGTTCTTCCAATGTTTTCGATTTGAACGCACCAGTTTTCTTTGAAAATCCGACAGCGGTTTTGAGACGTTTCCACATGGTTGTAGACGTCAAAGTCAAGAAGCAGTACTCCAAGCCTGGAGGCATGTTGGATTATACGAAGACTACTCCGGATGCGTTTGCCGATTATTGGGAGCTTGCGGTTTGGAAGGCGATTCCTGAACCCAAAAAAGGTACAGCCGGGAAGAAGCAGCAATTGGGGTGGGAGCTCATCGCTGAGTTTACGGAGATAGGATCTTTTCTTCTCTTTACTCGCGGCTTGATTGAAGCTCACCAGAGGGAATGTTCGAGTATGAAGACATCCTTGGACGTATTTAAAAACGACACTCTCTGTGCTACTTGTGGTGTGTTCACTCGGGTATGTGTGTGCGAGGCTAATTTAGCTTCGCGTTGTCGCACCTGTTCCGGTGAATGCACCTGCGATTTCTCCTTACGTCCACAGGTCCAAGAACTTATATCTCCACCTCCAGCTATCCCTCAGGATTGGCTGGATTATAGGACTTACTTGAGTTTGTCCTGGCGCGATGCCCTAAATCGGTTTGGCCGCGCGCAGTGTTGGAAATGGTTTAAGCGATCTTGTTGGATTAAGACTCTCCCTGTTGTTCTTGGGTTTGTTTCGGCGCAGCATATTTTTCGTAACCGGACTTTAGATTTTGGCCTCTATTGCTTCGTGCAAGGAGTGGGGGACATAGCTAATTGGTCCAGATCGAAGAAAGTGTTAGCGATCGTTACAGCCCTTACTTTTGTGGGTAGTAGTGCTTGGGCATGGTATGAGTGGCGAAAGTCTAAAACAAAGCCCATTGGCTTGCCTCTTCAGACACTTGAGGAGGAGATTAAGGCAAGCAAGATGAATCAAGAAGAAGTTTGGTATAAAGACGATTATCGTACTACGTACGTGGACGTCGGTCGCCAGACTCTATCATGGGCTAGAATGGAACAAGCAGAACTCACGCAAAGGTTAGCCAACAACATTGCTCGCATTCGATGTGATCGCAGAGTTGGGGTTGCCTTTTGTCTTGGAGGAAATTTGTGGGTTACAAATGCCCACTTCTTCCGGACACATGATCAGGTTCATTGGGTTGATTTCCATTTTGGTGGGGGATTGGGTGTGTCTCAAGACGTGTTAAGTTTGCGTGTGGATCCTGAATGTAGGGTTCACTCGGATGAAACAGACACTGTCTATATGTGGCTACCCAATATGACTCCCAGGAAGACTGTAACACAGATGTTACCGCACCGATCTCTGAAAGGAGAGCATGCTGGTTTCGTCTTGTCGCGCTCGCTCAGCGATGAGTATGAACTCAAATCCTGGCGATTCATGCACTCAACGCTTCAAGTTGTTAGAGTTGCTGATTCCGACAAGTATCTGCATCAGTGGAAGTCAACCGTTGAAAACACCACCCGCGAGGGTGATTGTGGATCAGTGGCTATCTCGATGTCACGCCTTGGCCCGATTATATTGGGTTTCCATTCACTTGGAGACAAGAATACGGCGTGCTTTCAGCCAATTTGGTTGGAGGAAGTTGATAAAGTCACACAACATTTTGTTCCCATGCTTTTGAGCGGTGGGCGCATGATGTTACCGAAGGGCTCTCCTTCATTGGTCCCTGTCATTCATGCGAAGAGCCCGTTGCGCTATTTGGAGGATGGTTCCTGTATCCCAATAGGAACTTTCCTTGGCGCTCGAGCTGAACCTAAGACTAAGGTGTGTGATTCACAGCTTCGCAAACCCCTTGAAGACTTAGGGTGGGAGTGTAACTTCTACCCACCGGCCATGAAAGGTTGGCTACCGAAGCGCAATGCCCTCAAGGATGTTGTTTCTCCGCACTCACCATTCAATGCTGTCAAGTTGAGAGCCATCGCAGATGAAGTTGCTGATGATATCATAGCTCAGCTCCCAGATGGTTGGGAGAAAGAACTTGGCTTTGTAAGTTTGGATGTGGCGTTGAATGGAATACCAGGTGTTGCTCATATGGATCGCCTCAATGTCTCGAGTTCATGTGGTTTCCCATATGGAGGTCCGAAGAAGAAATTCTTGTCGGATGATGTGGGAGACTACAGTGGTACCCTTGTGTTGGATGAGGAGATAGCCCGCCAAGTTGCTGACATTATGGAGTGTTGGCGACAAGGTGAAACGGCGGGCGTGGTTATTAACGCAAATCTGAAGGATGAACCGCGATCCAAGGAGAAGGTGGAAAACCATAATACACGGATGTTTCAGGCCGCCCCCATGGCCTTTACGATTTGTACTCGTATGGTTTTGTTACCGCTGTTGCGTCTGTTCTACAATTGTCATGAAGCATTTTGCTCGGCACCTGGGATGGATGCTTCTTCTGGAGAGTGGGATCAGATGTTCCGATGGATGAATGAATTCAAGAATGCTATTGACGGCGACTTCAAGAAGTTCGATACGCTGTTGCGCGGCGATGTTATGCATGCCGTGTACTGGATCATGTATCGCATTTGTACTGCTAGTGGGCAGTACTCTGAAGAGCAGCTTAAGATCATGTATGCGAATGTTATGGAATGTTGCTACATCATCATGAATTTCTTCGGGGATGTCATCCAATTGTTTGGCATCAACTCGAGTGGAAACGCTGCAACCGTCTTTTTCAACTGTATGGCGAACCTTATTATCCTACGCTATGTGTACTCAATTTTGAGTCCCCACGGTAATAGCAAGGACTTTTTGAAGTTTGTTCGCCTGATGTTATACGGAGATGACAACCTTTGTACGGTTTCTGATGAGATTCCGTGGTTCAACTTCCGTGAGATACAGCGTGTCTTGAAAGGATTCGGGATTGATTATACTCCTGCAAAGAAGACTGAAGGTCCTTACGACTACAAGAAGTTGGAGGAAGCGGAGTTTTTGAAGCGTGGATTTAGGTTCGATCCTTATCTTGGGCATTATTTAGCACCATTGAGTCGGGCTTCATTGTCCAAAATGGTTATGGTGCAGATCCCTTCGTCATCTGTGACCTTGGAGAAGCAGACAATCGATTCAGTGAGTAGTGCTGTCCGAGAAGCATTCTTACATGGTCGTGATGTCTTCGACTCTGTGGTTGGAGATTTGCAAAAAGCATTGCTACAAACTGACTATGTTGATATTCCTTCATATGTCTTTCCGACGTATGATCAACTAGTCATGCAGTATGCAATAAAGTCGCAAACACGTGACTACTTTAGGGGTTCACGGGAGCCCGAAAGATTCAAGTTTCCCGTATTGGCAGTCACCCCAGACGTCAAGGGCGAGAGTCCAAACCAAATAAGGGGGGAGGAGTCTAGTAACTGCGCCACTCTTGGGCAAGAAGTGGCGAGCGTGGAGGCACCTTCAAATCAGCCAGAGCGATCCTCGAATACCCTATTTAGGGACGGAGAAGGCGGAACTCCAAATGGCCCAAAAACTCCCAGCTCAGTGGCGTCACGAGCTGAAGAGGTAAATAACCACGCCAGCAATCTTAGATTTCAGACCGGAGAGGAAGACGACCTAGTCCAAAACGTCACTGCAGAGACTACTCAGTTTACCTCTGCTACAGTCGGTGATGTAGCCGGCTTCAACGCCACCCCTGATGTACCGCGTTTTGGCAGTGCAGACTTGGGCAAGTTCTTGAGTAGACCAGTGCAAATTGGTTATCTCTTATGGACGCCTGGTACGCAGCCTAACTTTGCCATGATGATTTATCCGTGGTATGAGTTTTTTAACAACGCATATATTAAGCAGAAGGTTGCTAACTTTGGCCTAGTGCGGGGTAACTTGCACATCAAGGTTCTTGTCAATGCAACTCCTTTTGTTTATGGATCAGCACTCATGTCCTACTGGCCTCTGTGTGGGCTTAATAGGGACAATACCATTGCTGGGCACAACATTGAGGTACTTAGGTCCCAAAGGCCTAGCATTTGGATTGATCCTTCAGCGTCAAGAGGTGGTGAACTCACTCTCCCGTTCTTTTACCCGCGTGACTTTTTGGAGTTAGGCAGTGCCTTTGCCATGAAAAGCATGGGACGTCTTGACTTTGATGTTGTGGCAGCTCTACAGAGCGCAACCACAAGTGCCAACATTGATTGTTCGGTACAAGTCTACGCGTGGTTGGAAGATGTTGAGCTAGCAGCACCCACTGTTGGGTCGTTGCTTGCACTTCAAACAGGAGATGAGTACACAGGCCCTATTTCTGGGCCTGCATCGGCCGTTGCTGCATTGTCTTCACGTTTATCTACCATGCCAGTTATTGGTAGAGCAGCCACTGCCGCACAGTTGGGTTCCACTGCCATAGCAAAGATTTCTTCTTTGTTTGGGTTTTCCAACGTTACAGACCTGTCTGGTCCGTCGTCGATTTATTCTCAGGGTTTTCCTGCGATGTCGACGGTTGGACAGTCTCATCCAGTAGCTAAGTTGTCTCTCGACCCTAAAACAGAGTTGGGAGTGTCTGCTAAGAGTATTGGACTTCAGGAAGAAGATCAACTTCTTGTGAGTTCACTTGTCCAGAGGGAGGCCTATTTGGGGCAATTCTCTTGGGACCCCGCAACAGGTACTGATACGTTGTTGTTCTCAGGGCGTATTTCTCCAATGATGTATGCCATTAGAGAAGTCGGTGCTAATCCCGAATTGATCTCTGTCAAGGAGATTTTAATGTCGCCTATGTGTATGGTTGCGAAGATGTTCCGCTATTGGCGCGGGGATATTTACCTGCGCTTCAAGTTTGTTTCGACTCCGTACCATCGTGGTCGCTTGATCATCTCTTACGACCCAACAGGCGATGTGACATCCAATCTCAACAATAAAGTCGACACTACTGCGGTAGTGCAGACTTATGTGGTTGATCTGGCTACAGTGGGAGACACTAGGGATTTTGAAGTTAGAATTCCATATTCGCAAGCTTCCCCATGGTGCTCTGTTGAGCCAAGGATGGATGACACAAATTTGTGGACCCATTTTGGTGATCCATGGTTTTATCGGTCTCCAGAAACCGATAATGGTACAGTTACCGTGAGAGTGCAGACTGAGTTGTCTTCTCCTAGCGGTACTGGCACTGTACCTATTCTTGTGTTTGCTCGCGGTGGTGATAATCTCGAGTTTGGTGGACCCGGCATTGATGCTGGGCAGGAATTGTCATTCTTTACGCCCCAGACTCTTGACACTGATCCAATGGAAGAGCACCAGGACACTGACCTGCGTTATCTCCTAAATATGGGAGAAAAGATTTCGGATCTGCGCACATTGCTTCAGCGACGTACGCTCATGTATTCAACTCCTTTAGCCTTTGTAGGTGGGAGTAACCATGAAAGAGTGCGTTATGTTTTGTCGCGCACGCCGTTACAGCGTGGGTTTGATCCTAACGGACCCAATGTGTCTGGTAGTGTCATGGGTGCTTCTCCGTCTCAGTGCACATACTCACAGCACAATTTCCTCACGTGGATGTGGCCTCATTTCGCCGCACACCGAGGAGCTGTTGAGTACACTGTGAATGTGGACTCTCCTGCTGGACTCACAGCCCTGGTTAGTCGTGCTGCTTCAGAAAATTCCCCTTCATTGGGGACTTATACAGCGCAAGCTACTGGCGGCTCTGCTGCTGCCATTGCAAACTTTTACAACAAAGGTGAGCATGGTACAGGTGGCATGGCTGTTATTAATTCGAAGTACCAACCAACCGTGACTGTGGCTTTGCCGATGTACCACTATAACAAGTTTGCCCCCAATAATATTGGGTTGGCACTTGCAAATGAAGTGAACAATGCGACGTGGCCATGGTTACCCGCAGGGGAGAATTACACGTGGAAACACATGGACCTCAAGTTTGATAAACTTGTGGTCGAAGGGGTGAGAACCAACCCCAATACCTGTACTGGGAAGTTTGACTTCTTTGTAGCTGGTGGTAGTGATTTTTCACTACTTTGGTTTGTGGGGTGTGCTCCCGTTTGGGAATATGCACTGACTCCAGTTTAACGCTTCAATGCGTTGTATATTATAAAACTAAACAAAAATTAGATAGTTTAGTAGTATAGTGGTAGTATAGCCTCTACGTGCACGG